CCTTCGGACGACCCACATAGGAACCAATAGGAAGGACCCAGTCATATCAAGGGATCTTAAGGAATTACTAGAAAAAACCTGTTCTCATGTCAGCTTTTCCGGCCTTGACGTTCTTGGCTACATTCTTCGCCAGCTCTTGACGTAAGTAGACACCAAAGTCTTTCTGAATCGTTGCGCCAACTACCTTTTCAGCAGGGAAACGAGCGCCGTATCTAACGTTGCTGACTGCGTAGAATAAAGGTCGAAGGGTGTTGTTCTTGTTAGATCTTCTATAAACTCCGGGCGGTCTATTACCTCCCCTTGGCTTGCCAATAAAAACGCTTTTAGATTGGTAGTGAGTTGTATTGGCTTGTTCAAATAGTTTATTGATTTGTGTCTTAGAGATATTGCCATGCGTCTTGTCCCGCTTCATTGCTGGAGTTGGTACAAGTCTTGAACCACTGGGGATATTGCGAGCTAATGGGTGATTCATTAGGGCGGCGCCGAAATCCTTGGGCGCTCTACCTCCACCTGTTGCGCTACCTCCTAAATAACGTTGCTGATTGTATGGTCGATCTTTGGGGAGAATTGTAGTTGAAAGGTTACGTTTGTTTGCTCTTGTAGCTCTCCAACCTTTTTGTGTTGATTTCTTTGGTCGATCTAAATAAGTAGAAGATTGATTAGCTAATGCTTGTAATGCTGATCTTTGCTTAGAGCCTGATATAAATTTAGATCCTTGCACCGCTGCATTCATAGCAGTAGCAACGGAAAAGCCTAATTGTTTTGTATGCTCATTAGTCCATTTCTCAGCTAACTTTAATTCGCTCTTGATGTCTAATGTGATCATTTTATATATACGTTGGGTGATCGTTGGTAATGCTTATACCATGTTGAATCAGTTGTTAAAAGTGTAGCGTCAACGCGAATATCTTCTAATAGATGTTGCCTGAGAATTTCGATACCTATGTTTTGCTCAGGTGTATTTTTATAGCCTCTAAAGATATTACGCCAATCCTCCGGGGTGAAGGGGTTGGTCATTGTTTTAACTGGAAATACTGCTTTACTCATTGGCTGTAGAGATTGCCTTGAGTACTTACAGCATAGACAGAATTAATAATTGTGAAAAAGAAGACGGTTACCTGTTGCTGTTCCGTTTGCAATTACTCTTCTTTGTTGATTCGCTTGTGCTCTTTGAATTTCTGTCATTGCCCGTCTATATCCCTCTTGTAATCCTTGATTGTAAGCTTCATTTACATGAGCTTGTATTTGTTCAGGGGTTAAGGGTGGATTTCCTTTAAAAAAATGTATTCTTAATTCTTCTTGGTCAACTGTTTTTAAGAACTTTAGAGCTGCAACAGAAGCCTCGTTAGTGTTGGAATTTTTAGTTGCTAATTGGTAAAACTTCCTTAGTTTTTCTATGTTCATATTTACACTGAACAAAGTTTATTAATCGTCTTTTCACAAGCTTCTAAGTCATATAAGAGGTAACGAGATCCGGGTGTTTTGCTTTTGTAGTGCTTCCCTTTGCTTAGATTCGCGTCCCTTAATCTTTCGGCTGTTCTAACTGATACTCCTAGTGATTGCGCTAACTGCGCCATTGTTCCCCATTTGCTCATGCTGTGTCTTGTCGCGTCCTGTCACCTTACTATGGTTTCATAGCACTTGCAACCTTCAACGCTTTTTCATGCGCTGCAATAGTAGTTTTCTCTGTTGCGAATGGATAGGCCCGACAATGCGTTTCATATGAGTGCCCCATCATTTCGGCCATTGAGCCGCCGTCGATATTTAATTGATGCCCACGAACAGAAAAAGAGTGCCTAAATGAATAAGTTCCTAGATTCTCCTTTCTTCTCTTTAACGCCTTAGATAAGGAAACCCACGCAGGCCGCCTCTCTAAATATTTCCTTGCTGCCTCCCCTGATCCGTTTTTGCTTTCTAAAGGGGGTAATTTAATATCGTTTGTTTTTAATCGCAGTAATAAATTCCAATCTTGCCCATCTATCGGTAAAGGCAATAAACGGCGTGGTCTTGTCACCCCTGAACCTGATCTTTTTTCATAGCTGCAAAACAAATAAGGCTCGTTGGTTTTCTCGTCTGTTCTTACATGTAAATGGAGTAATTCAACAGGCCGAAGGCCATAAACTGCCATCAAGCAAATTGCATCTTTCCACTTTTTGCCGGGTGGATCATTTGGCATTGAATTAATGATTGATAGTATTTCTATCTCACTTATTGGGTGCATTTTCTGGCTTTTTGCATTTGCAGCCTTGCGCCCTATATGGCTTTTTAATTCAATAGGCGGCGTCCAGCTAACAGGGAAACTTTCACGCATTACACAATGCTTTAAAAACTGAGTTAAATTTTGCGCCCCTATTTCTCGCGATCTTGAGCCGGGTTTCCATTTCTTTAGACAAGCATCTATTAAATCAGCGGGGTTAGTTGGTGCATTATTAGCAAGTAAAAGTTTTAGAGCTGCATTTAAAACAGGTTCATATTTTGCGTTCCAAGTTTCAATTTTTATTGATGTTCCATGATTAATTTTTTGATCTTTAAAACGAATTAACGCCCCTTTCCAATCTTCTTCAATTTGGGGTAATCCATTAATAACTTGTTTAGCTGCCTCTTTAATTGGGATACCAGAATTAACCAATTTAAAAATCTTTTCAGCTCGAATAAATGCTTTTCCTGAGTTGTCTTTATGCCAATTCAATTTCAACGATGCAACCTTTTGCTTTGCGCCTGCATAATGAAAAATTCTTGTTTTGCCTTTGTCTTCTCTTACTCCCCACCCTTTACCAAGAGAATTAACCTGTGATCTAAGTGCAATTTCCCAAGGCTTGAAATTATTAACGGTTGGCATAAAAGCGCATAAGATACGCATAAAACATATCCTACATGTCGACACTTGTCACGACACGCCACCCCTAAAAGCCTGACACCACTAAAAAACCTAGTTCCTGACTAATTAATAAAAGTGCTTTGGGAGCACTAGGTCGCAGGTTCGAATCCTGTCGCCCCGATTGGGATCTCAGCTAAGGCGAATATTGCAAGCGCATAAAAAGCGCATAACCGAATACGGGTTTAACTAGGGTTTCGCCTAATTGGGTAAAGTTTTTTTCTCATTCGCTTCAAACATTTAGCCTCGATTTGCCGCACTCTTTCCCTTGAAACGTCCATTAATTCCCCTATCGCTTGATAAGTCAAAGGGCCGAGGCCATCAGCATCAATGCCATATCGCAACTCAAGACACCAACGCTCTTTTTCTGGTAACTCAGCCAATAAAGATTCAAGGTGTTCTAAACCTTGCTCAATTTCTAATTTTTCCTCTTGTACCATTTGCCCGTTATCTGTGACTAATTCAAGAATTGAAGAATCATCGAAAAGCTTGTCATTGCTGCAAGCCATTTGATCAAGCGATGTGATTTTTGGGGTGTGTTCTAAATATGCCCTCATCGTTACTTGTCTGATCTTGCAAAATTCCGCACATTCTTCAATGGTTGGGGTACGGTGATTTTTTTCTTTAAATTCATCAGCAAAAACAGAAACTTTTTTTTGTACTGCAATCGCATTTAATGGGAGGCGAATCGTTCGATCAGAAATACAAATTGATCTAGCTACCGCTTGCCTAATCCACCAATAACCATAAGTCGAAAACTTATAGCCCCTCGCCGGGTCAAATTTTTCTATTGCGCGGGATAGCCCCAAATTACCTTCTTGAATTAAATCTAAAAGGGTCATACTTCCCAACGCCGCTTCCGCGTACTTTTTAGAGATATGAACCACAAGGCGCAAATTAGCGGCAAACATTCGATCTTTTGCTTTTATACCGCGCCTGATTATTTTCTTTTGTTCTGGGGTTGGGTGTTCTAAATCTTTTAATTCCATGTAAGCCTTAACTTCATTGCCAAGACTTATTTCTTCGGAGGGGGTGAGCATTGGCACCCGGCCAGCTTGCCTTAAGTACCAATTAATTCCATCATCTGACACTTAAAAAGGCATTTCCTCAACTGCTTTTGGTTTTGGCGGTAATGAATACTCTTGTACGTTGACTTCTATTGATGCACCTGTTTCACCGTTTTTCTTTTCGTATAAATTTAAAAGTGCCGAGCCTGCAATTGTTACTTGATCACCTTTTTTTAAAAAGTCACACGCCGCGTTCCCTTTATCTCCCCATATCAAACAATCAAGCGCACTGACAATAGTATTATCACCTTTTTTCTTATTTACAAGCACTCGCATTTTTGTTAGCCATAAACCTTGTCTAACTTCTTTTTGTTCAGGGTCAGCGACTAAATTTCCTGTTGCGGTGACATTAAGCATCGTTTTGTAGTTCGGGGTGAGTAGCGATTAATTTGTTGATCCCTCGATTAAGAGAAAGATCATGTTTTTTGCACCAATTATTCAAAGAGTGCCAGTTAACCTCGGTGAGCTTTGAAGAAACTTGCCAACGGGATTTGTAGCTTTCTTTATCTGCTGCCCATTGCCAATTACTTTGACCATAAGGCCGAGCACGTCGGGTTACTTTTTGCGATCTTTGATTGTCGTTGAATTCGGCTTCCATCATGTAAGGCGGTTGGTGTAATTATCAATAAATTCAACGTGCTTAGGCTCTTGCACATGATTAGAAAAACTACCTTCAAAGTCTGGGAATTTAAGCTTGTAAGCTTGCTTCAATCCAGGTAAAAGTGTTGGGTGGTTCTTAGCCCAATTCACTAGGTCGCCTAAATAAGTTTTTATATACGCAGGATCAACAGGCGGATTATCTATTGATTCTTTTTCTGATTGCTGCGTAGGGATATTAGAAGACTGTTTTAAAAGAGCCGTCGAGGATTGCCCTTGTTCACCGTCGTAAAGACTAAGACCGAACTGATCACCAAAGGAACTTAACGCCCTTTTCCTTGCGTCACTCTCTGCGCTCTTTGCGGCGTTTTCGTGGTCATTACTTGTAGCGCCACCAGTTCCAACCCTTACGACATTAGCCGCCGTAATTTCTACCCTTGCGATATAAGAAACAAAGCCTTTCCCCTGTGGGTCTTTTGCTGGTACTTCTCTAAGTTCTAGGGTTCTACTTGACCAGCCATCATGCCCGAAAATTCTATTGGCATTAGACATTAAAACCCAACTTTCGAGATAGGCTAATTTCTTGTAATCGCCTGATTCTCTGTCATAACTTCCCTTTCTAGTTTTTACAAACTTAGGGTTGATGGGTTGAGACAGTAAGTTTTTTTGTTCGTCGTTAAAGCTCATTTTCATTTAACCTCTTGTGAGCTTCTTTTAATTCATCTTGCCATGAATTAACCATTTGCTGATCTTCTTGATCAAAGTTTGTTGATGGGGCTGATTCTAAAGCATAATTATATGCGTTATGTGTAGCCTCAATTAGTTGAGCTGCTGATTGCCGAAGAGTACAAAGAAACTCAACTAATTTCTTTTCTTGGGAAGTCATTGTGAAGTCGAAGTAACCAAATCTTACTATTAAATCGTTAAGGGTCAACCCCTAAACATAAAGAATATTAAGAGACCATTTTTAGTAGTAAATCACTATAAACTAGTAAAACTAGATATGCCAGCTTTAGTAAAAATATTTACTTTCCTATGTCGCAATAGAAATTAATTTTTCGTGAATCTGTTCTAATTTTCTAGGTAATGGATCAGGTGAAAATTCTTTTAATGCCATAGTAAGAGGACATCGTTTGTATCTAAGAAAAACCGCTTTAACCTCGTCAGCTTCTAAAATATGCTCGCCTCTAATGACATCCATCGCAATAGTTAAAGCCTGTTTCTCTTTTACTGCTTTCATACATTTTAATTTATTTAATTCTTTCCATAAGTCCCTATCACTTAATAAGTTCTCCCTTGCAACAAGCTTAAAAGTCTTTTCAAGTTGTTGGCTAAATTCCTCTAAAAGTTCCTTTGTTAGTTTTTGTTGCTTTGTATATATAGGATTTATTTCTTGCCTAGCTCCAAACATTGCTTGAAAATCTTGAGCCGTAGCAGGTTCACCGTCGATATTTAAAAACGGTTCGGCTTGTTTTAATCGGTCTAAAACTACCCTTGAAAATCCTTTTTGAGTTGGAGGAAAATCATTGCTTGCTATGGCGAGGTTATAGGCTTCGCGGCTATACCAATATTCATTTTTAGGGTCTAACCTTGCGGTTTCAAAATATGCAATCTGACTATTAAAATAGTTTACGCCTTCGGCCTTAGCCCATTCATGGGCGTTTTGCTGAGATAACCCATTCATTTCACGCCATCTTTTTTCTGCTTTTCCTAAAGCTAGACGCGCTTCTAATCTTGTTGCCTGTTCCTTAGCCCTTTTAGATCGTCGGTCAGGCATTGTTACTTAGTAGGGGTAAACCCTTTTATTTTTATACGTATCAACATAAGAGATTTTACAGTTAAATCAAGGATTGAATTACAAGCGTAACAATTGTGCCTTTTTTTACAAATGAAGAATAGCAGATAAATTTGACATACGAATTAATAGCGGCATACTAAGGAACCATATTAAACAAGAGGGGTAAACCCTTAAAATGCCTGATTCTGACATTGATTTGGATAAAGAAAAACGAGCCTACGAAATGTTGCGTTGGGTTCCGTATTCATTCCCCGCTGATTTCAATATGGAATTAGCCCTATTAGGGACATATTCAAAAGCACAAAAAGAACGTTCTGATATTGCACTTGATGAATTTGACAAACAGCACCCGTATCAATCAAGCCCTGAGCTTGACGCATTCCGCAAACTCGAAGACCTTGGGCGCTTCACCCAAAAAGATTACTATTCACCCCACAAAGCAAAAGAAAATTATTACACCCGTGAACTTGAACGATATACCCGAATCACACACAGCGGAAATAGTCCGAGAAAACAAAAGAGATTTAGAGGAGATAAAAAAACACGCCGCCTATCTAGTAACTACTGAAAAGGATCAGCAAAATCAATTTTTCTTGTTAAGGCTGTTTGTTCAAGATTCAAACGCGCCTTTACGTGATAAAGAAATTCAAAGCTATCTAATCGAGGCAAGATCAAATCTTGTAGGAGCTGCCAAGCCTACAAGAAAAGGCGAACGGATGGATACAAGCCCAACCCCTTGGGTATGGGAAGGCGTGATCATGGCAGGAACTACAAATCTTTTAGTTGCACCGCCGAAGGTTGGAAAATCTGCGTTAATGATCGGAATGATTGGCGCATGGTGGAGGGGGGAAGAATCTTATCTAGGCCACCGACTCCACGGCAATTGTCCAAAGGTTTTTATTGTCGGAACTGATCAGCCTTCTAATGATTGGTACACCATCCTCAAGCGTGAAAAATTAATTGACGGTGATGGAGAACTAGGCGGCCCGATTGAATGTTTATGGCATACGGGCGCACCGTTGCACTTGAACGAGAAAGGAATTGCAGAGTTAGAAACAATTGCTTCAGAAAACCCCGGAGCCTTTTTTCTTCTTGACTCCTACCACGCTTGTGTAAGTCCTCTAGGTATTGACGAATCAACAAGTGCATTTGATGGACCTGCTAGGGCGCTTGCTTCGGCTCTAGCGGCTTATGGGTGTACTTTGACCATGATTCACCATACAAATAAGAGCGTCGCCGGAGGGAACGCGACAAACGCCTCTAGGGGTTCTAATGCTTTACCAGCGGCGGCAAGCTTAACGATCTTGCTTAACTGGCTTAAACAGCCCCCAGAAGGTCAAACGCAAACTGATTACCGCGTCATATTAAAAACACAAGGTAGAGCGAAATCTACAACCGCCGTATTTGAATTATTAGATGACGGATGGGTGACGCATGGTGACGGCGCGGAGGCAATGGCCCAAGAAGCGCGAGCCGAGGCCGAATTAGATTTACAAGGAAGACAAGCCGATATTTTTGATTACATCAAAGACAGATTTGAAAATGGCGGGTTCGAAGTTTCATCGACTGACTTGATGACGCAATTTCGTTTAGAGCGCACGAAGGCAAATAGAGCATTAGCGCAATTAACAAGAAAAGGTTTGATTTATAAATCAGGCGAGGTGGAAGTAACACTTGATGGAGGAAGACCAGCGGCATTATTTAGACCAGTGACCCCCCTCCCCCCAGAAGGTGTGTTTAACGTGTCAAACGTGTTTAACCCCCCTGAACATGATGGGGTCGATTCCCCCACATCGCACGCGGTGAGAGGTTTAACACATAAAACACGTTTAATACGTTTATACGAGGGAGGGGGTAGTAAAACACACCCCCAAAATAGGTTAAACACACCCCAATTAAATTCTCCTGTTGAACGTTTTTTGAATAATGAATGGGAGGGCGGCTGGCTCATTCATGACGCAAAAGAGCTTAATAACATCACCATCGTTAAAACTGGAAACCCATTATTGACCGTTTCTAATTTGCGTTGGGATATTGACCTGCGCCCTTGCTTGTCCCCTTTTGCTATTGCTACGCATGAACATCAACACGATCAGAATGTGGCCTCCAATGAAGAACCTGATCTTTCACTCATTGATTCACCGTTACCGCCATCAACAGAGATGGATTAAATGGAGTGTTTCGCAAATCGTCGATTCACGATCCGACGCCGTGAAGGTTATACACGACAAGACCCGCGAGAAGTGGGAGCCGCGAGGCAATACCGTTCACGCTTGTTTAGAAGCCTTCTTGCAGGGCAAACCATACGATCCGGGCGAGTATCAAGACATCGTGGACCCCCTTGTTAATTACGACCTGTTTAAACGTTGGCACGCCGTAGCTTGTGAATATCGAATGTTTGATATGAGCGAAGGCGGCGGCGTTGCTGGTTCTCTTGATTGCATCTTGAGGCATAACCAAACCGGAATTTATGCACTAGCTGATTTGAAGACGTTGAGTAAATCAGGAAGAGATAGAGACATTTCGGCGCAACTCGGCGGGTACTTATCACTGCTTAAACATTGCCGACCTGAGATCAAAATTAGTAAATGCTTTGGCATCTGGGCCAAACCTAAAAAGACATGGACCACCTCTTACAACGTTCAGGAGTGCATTGATAAATACCAAGAAATAAAAACTGAATTTTTTGCAAAACAACCCCAAATTTAAAATGGAACAAACCACTCTAGATTTTTCAAAGCCTGAGCAATTAAAAGAGATTGCAATGGAACAGGTAGAAGAAAATGCTAATGAAGAATTTAAGCGCGTTGCCTTAAAAAGTATTCAAACCTTTGCACTGAATAAAGAAACAATCACCGCTAATGATGTTTGGGATTCTTTGGACCTGTTAGGAATAACAACGCATGACAACAGGGCATTAGGGCCTATTTTTAAGAAAGCCGCAAAAGATGGATTAATTGAAAAGACGAACACAACGACCAAAAGTAACCGTTGTTCTAGGCATTGTGGAGATGTGCGCGTTTGGAAAAGTCTTGTATTCTAACTTGCTATGAGTTCGGAATAGATAGCGCTTGCTATTGACAAAGAGTAAACCCCTAGTAAATTTAATTTACGAAATTCAAAAATGAAATGCACGAACTTAAAAAGACCGTTTTATTTGCGATTATTGGGTTACCTTTTGTCGCCTATTCTTCTCATATTGTATCTAACCCTTTACCTACCATTAGCCTTGATTCTGAAGATTCTGGATCGCTTGTTACTATTGCTGCGTATGCCCAGGAACAAGAAGGTCAAACCCGTTTCGGTTATTAAAAAAGTAAAAGTTCCTGAACAGGAAATTAATGATTTGCTTGATCCTGAAAGCGATCTTTTATCGACTCTTTTAGATGATGCACTAATTAGAGAATCCATTATTTCGCATCTTGAAATCTGCTACAACTACCAAATCAAACAAGCAAATGACGACTATTGATTATTCACCAACTCTTTCACAAGACCTTTTAAATCCATTGCCAAGGATTACGGAAGAGTTTAAAAAAATTAGACAACAAGAAACAGAAATAAGATTAAAAAAAGAAGCTTTATTGAAAGAGATAAATGATCATCATTTTTACGGGAACATTAAAGATAGTTATTCAGAAAACGGGGTGAAAATATCGAAAAGAAATTTACCTAAAAAATATAAATTTTCAGATGTTGTAAATCAATTAGAGACAAAGTTAAAAGAACAGAAAAATTTAGAAATTGAGGATGAAATCGCAATAGAAGAAAAGCGCGGTTTTACGTGGGCAATCACGTTAGAGAAGTGACGACAGAAGAAAAAATAAAACACGCTGAACAGCGTATTAACGAATTAAACCTATTAATTAATCATTGGAGGGTACAAGGTGAAAACGAAAGAAGAACTATTGGAGGAATTGAGAGGTCAACTAGCAGAACTTAATCGGGTATGGGAATTACAAGACCTTGAATTATCAGACGAGGAATATATAGAAAAATTTGACTCAATTTATGAATCAATAAAAAAACTTGAATATGAATAACACGATTGAAATTGAAGTAGTTGGTCAACCTATCCCGCAAGGTTCATTAGTAGGGAACCCGCGTTTTGGAGGTCTTAGATATACAAACGATTCTTTGCTTAAAGAGTGGCGATCAAGAGTCATTGTTGCGTTAGCTGATGCTGCCCCAGATGATTGGGACCAAAACGCCCCGTTGTATGTTTCCGCGCATTTTAGATTTGTAAGACCTAAATCACATTTCGGGGTTAAGGGGTTAAGGCCGTCAGCTCCACAACATAAGGCAACGAAACCAGATCTTGATAAATTAACCCGTGGAATTGGCGACAGTATCGAACAATCAGGGATAGCTCGAAATGATAGTCAAATTATTCGTTGGACCGTTTCAAAGATGTGGACAGACGACCAACAACCGCCCGGCGTTCGATTAATTGTTACTATGTGTAAATAGTAAATAGTAGGGGTCTACCCATTGTGATATTATTAAATAGTAACGGGCGGAACCGGTGGGAGACATCCCCGGAAAGCTCCCGAACCTTCCCCCACTGTCGGGGGCGGCGCTAAGACCATGAGTCCTCCATCGAGAGATTCAAGGCAGTAAGTCCGGACAAGGTTGGCAACTGGTCGTGAAGCCCGGCCCGTGATCTGGTAGCTCCAGCACGAATCAAAACGAGGATCGCACCCTCAAACGCCGGAGACGGTTTACCAATTGCAAAAGTTTTAAATGATTTCTCAAACAATCAATTCAAGATCCAAGCTTGCCGATTACAAAGAGTATTACAAGCAAGCAAAAGTTGAGATCGAAGAGTTGGAATCAAAGCTAGAAAATAAGGCTTTGACTATTGAAGATTACAAAAGGGACTACGAGCGAAGAGTTGGAGAGCACAACAAAGAAGTCGATTTTCTAATTAGAGATTTGACCGTTTTGTTTACTACCGCCAAAAGGCAAGTTGTTCAACTTTTCCCTGTCCCTGCTAAGTAACCACCCCGCCCCCTTTTTAGGGGGTTTTTTATTTCTTCGCTTTTATATCAATGAAATATGACGCTAACGCCAACGCTTGCAAGGTGACGCCGTTTGATTCTTTAACATCAAGACTTCTACAAAGTGATGACCCTGAAATTGATAAAAGAGAAAGAAAAATATCTCGTTCGCTAGGTAAATTATTAGGTTACGGGAAAACCGATTTATATTCTTTAAGACCTCTAAACCCAGTTGAAGAATATAACAAGAGAGTAAAAACCTAACCAACGCCGGGGAGCCTGTTCGACGCGGTGGTGATCAAGTGTTAATGGTTTCACCGTATCCCGTAAGGGTGAGTTATAAGCCTTTGATATTTGAGGTGAAGACAGGGCACGTAATTGGTCGTGATCCATCCCCCGGCACAAAATAATGGTGAAGGTTTTTATGCGGTGCCTTTCGGGTTAAACCTTCTTTAAAACCGACCCTCTATATTTAACGACTAGGGGTTCAGTCGTTTATAAGTTTACTATGTATAGGTATTGAATATTGATTGTGAATATATTGTTACGTTCTCATATGGGTATACCCTTACTATGTATAATAAAGAAGTAAACAAAGCGGAGACGCTACCAATGACTAAAAGATTCGTAACTGTCACTACTCCAGACGGCACAGTTTTAAAAAGACAAACCGCTAGAGAATACAGCCACGTACTTGTCACAGAAAGAAAAGGTGAATTAGGCATTTCTATTTCTGGGAAACCAATTGCTAGATGGGATGCTCACACTTGGATCGGACGCCCTGACCTAGTAGCTGCCAGAATCAAAAGCACACTAGGAGTAACAGGAACTACACAACCCGGACTAATCAAGGAATACGACACTTGCTCCTACTACTTGATTGAAACCGATAAGTAAACCACCTGGCCCCGAAAGGGGTCTTTTTTTTTTGCCTGTTCATACTAGAAAACCCCTCGACTACAACCAAGAGCCAAGAGGTTTTAAAGTACCCATCCCTAGGTGTTTAACGCTTAATTTGCATAAATTAAGGGCAATTCAAGTCTAGCGAGGAGTAGGTGACGGGGAGTCCTTCAATACTTTAGACAAACTAATTTTTTTTAAATGCAGCTCCAATTGTTTTTGCTGCTTTTTTATGTTAGTGCAATGTGAACAATCACAAATCAATATTTCTTCTTTCTGCATCTTATTAATATCTAGACATAGTAAAAGGATAAGCAGCTTATGAAAAAGATCCTTGATTCAATAGGAAAGCTTTTTATCTATGAAAGCCCTGAACCTCTAGACGGTTTTAAAAGATTCTTGAGGGATAAGACAAGTAGAGAATTAAGAGCGCTTGCAGGTACGCCAAGCCACTATTCAAAGACCATAATGATCAACATGATTATCGACGAAATAAAAGATTCTAATCGTTAGCAATACGCCAATACCTATTTTTCCATTTGTCGTATATTTCCATTTCTTCTTTTAACCGCTTATAAATCATCACCTCGGTATGAAGGCCCGTGAACGTATTCGCTTTAGGGTGTTTCGGATCGTCGCGCCCGTCCAGACGGTAAAGCATTTCTTGATATTCGTTCCTAGCGGCGTTCTCTGCTACTGAAATTTTTTTAATCATTTTGGATTGTCGTTAACTTTAGTTTTCATTTTTTGCAAAGTCTCAAAGATTAATTGAATAACTGAGTTTTGCTTTAGTTTTGATGCCCCTACAATTTCCGAGGCAAGCGCCACGGCTGCCCAAAAGATCGGGCTGGAAAATAGTTCTGTCATCTAGTGTTTTTCATAGGGCAGCGTTCTTCTAGTCTTGCGGTTGATTGCTCTAAACGATTTAAGCGCGTAAAGATTTCAACCTTTAACTCTGAGTTTTTCTTGGCTTGCATAGCGAGGTAAACAAAAGCACCTGACACTATGGCCGCGCCAATCTCGGTCAAAAGACGTTTTTTGAAGCTAATGTAATATTAATCATTCTTTGCTATGGCGGCATATGAAAGAAAAACCACCTGAAAAACCAATAGAAAAAAAAGTAATACAAGACGATGAGGACATGCCAGCCTATCAAGAAATGGTTTTGTTCTATTTGTCTACAGGCATAAAAACGATTTTGATCGGGTGGTGCATCGCGATAATTTCTCTTGCATACATAAAATTACCTGATAGCAAATGGTGGGTTGCTGATCAGCGAATCGACGCGACCTATGCCGCCGGAGTCCTTGGGGGGCTTCTTGGTTCTCTTGGGGTAACCGTTGCTAACGCAGGTAAAAAGAAAGACGAAAAGAACGGCAATGCATCAGCTAGAAAAGAAATAGAAGAATTAAAAGCAGCATTAGCCGAGGTTTCAGCAAATCAGCAATATCAGGTCGTGAGAATTGAAACCCCTGTAAAAATTGTTCCAACAGGTGAAAGCCGCGTCGACCCCATCACTAATAAAACTATTGGCCCCGACGGTAAACTCCAATGAAAAAACTATTAATCCCCTTTGTTTTTCTTCTCGCTGCTATTCCAGCAAATGCGGGTTTTAAGCATGAATTAAAAACTGTTGTTTCAGGCGTTACAGATGGAGCTTATTCTCATGCAAAAAGAATTGGCTCTACAACTTCATTTAGTTCTGAGGGAATCACCGCTTCAGCAATAGGAGGTCTTACAGCTCCAGCAGAATCAAACGGTAGCCATACCGGGGTAGCTGCTACTTTAGGAACACATACCTTTGCCCAAACAAGTGCAGGGGCCAGCACTTCCCTAACACAGTCATTTTTGCAAGGCGATGTTGTCCCTACTCAAACAGGAATCGCAATCTCCAACGGATCTACAGGAACCTTGTTAACCCTTGGGGATACGGTCACATATAGCGGCGGAAATTCGACAAATATGGCTGTAGGTCTTACACAAGCCGGGGCAATTTCTTTAACACCGGGATCGGCTGGATCTAGCGTTTCTGGAAGCATTTCTAGCATCGTAGAAATAGGAAGATGAACAAGAATGAAAAGATATTTTGTTCTCTTATTGTTATTAAATAGCGGTCCTTGTTTTGCTGTTCCTGTGGTCCCAAATTTCGGATCGGGTGCAAGTCAATCTAGAACCGAAACTCGAAATCAAACCAAGGAAATTATTCAGTCCTATTCCTATAATACGGGGTATACGTGGAATCAATCAGGGACCAATATTCAAGTTATTGGAGGGGGTACCGTTACACCTAAAACAATCAATGGCACAACAAACACTGTTAACGGGATTACATCAAAATGGAAAACAATTGACCTAAATAATAAACCTCAATATGAACAAGTTATCCCCGGAGCTGGTACACAATACTCTGAAAGCCTTATTGGACCCGGCCTTGCGGAATATGTCCACATAGATAGAACTATTGACACCCACAGTATCACCGATACAAGTTCAGTCTTTAGTCAATGAAGAGAATATTATCGGTTTTATTTATTAGTTTTACAACTCAATTACCCGCTTTAAGTAATGGAGTAAGCATGACAAATAACCCTGTCTCAAATTCTAGCGGCGGGGTCAATGTGACAGCAGTGCAAAACGTTCCATCTAGACAATTTACAAATACTTTTTCAAAAAATAGTTTTCAATGCCAAGGAGATACCTTTGTTATTCAGCCTTTTGTTACTACTAACGCAAGTTTTACAAGACCTTTTAATTCTTATCGAATGGACCCAATCTTTGATGAAAGAGATAATTTTGGTTTGATTACAATAGACGATGATGGTAATGAAGTAGATGGGCCGGACGGCGCTCCAGATAATCCGGGGGCGGTTCTGGGCTGGAAAAAAGTTGCAACTAATCAAAAAGAAAATTATTCAATTAATCCCGGTATTAGTCTTTCTTGGAATATAAATTTAGACCGCCAATCTGTCCGGCGTTGTAGAGAAGGGGCTGAACAAATGGTCAAGCTTTTAACATTAGATGCACAAGACAAACGGTTAGCAATGGAAATGGGCAGGCTTTCAAAATGTGGGGATTTATTGTCGAAGGGCATAAGATTTAAAGCAGGGACAAAATATGAATCTCTTTGCTCAGATGTGGAAGTAGTTAATTTTATTCCAGTTAATAAACTTCCAAATCATACTCATTCAATTCCTACTTCTTTAAAGACCTCCAAAGCAAACTAATTTCTTTTTTTTCTCTTTGAAGATCTTGTCTTTCTTTAACTGATAATTTCTTTTCTGTTTTTCCTAGTTTCTTTTTTACCGCTGCAACAATTTTCTTTTTAATTGGTTTAGAGGCTTTATTTAAAAGCTTCACAAGAGGGGAAGCAAAGAGTGCTCCAGACGCTCCAAACAATGCAGTAGCAAATACGCCAGCAACAAGAGTTGGAGGCGGCACATAGGCTTCTACAGTCTCAAGAATTGGTATTGGCTCCCATAGTGTTAAACATTCCCCAGTAACAAGATCTCTTTTCCAGCCAGTCACTTTTGCCCTGCCATATTTCCCAATACTTCCAATGGGATATTGTGGATTTGTTGGAGGGCATGGAACCGCTTTCCCTCCATCTGCTTTAAAAGTATTTGCAGTTGTATTTTGTTTTTGCGTTGCCTCGTTAGGTTCGATTTTTGGAGCAATGGGAGCAACGACCTTTAAATCTGGGTTGTAATCTGGAGCAATAAAAACCGGTTGTGAATAATCACAAATAACATAATTTCCATCGGGGTCCGTATCAAAATGCCCACTTCCCCCAGTTTCAAAATCTCTAACCTCAACACAAGCAGGCATATCAACGACAAACGGATCAACAACAAATGGCGCCCCCTCACTTATAGGAGGAGGTAACACAATTGGAGGGTCTAAAATTATTGGTTCTTGAATCTGTGGCTCTTGTATTTGCGGACCATTGATAAAAGGCTCAACTATTTGAGGCTCTTTTGTATCCACTAAAAAGGCTTTTTAAATGAGGGCGGTGTTGCCTTTGGGGTAAGTGTTGGAATTGGTGGCCCTGAAAGACTTGGTAATGAAATAGATTTCATCACAGAATCAACGACCTTTGATTTTATTTTTTCTTGATTCTCAGGGTTCTTTAACCACATAACCGAAAAAACAGTTGCACCCAAAAGGCTGCCAGAAATAACAAAAGAAACAGCTCCAAGAATCCCAAGAATGTTTTTCATAATTTTGTCTTTAATGCTGCTATGTCGCCATAATAAGCAAAAGAAAGATTTTAAGCTTTACATGAATGAAATAATCAAAGACGCATTATTAAAAGCTTTACCTATAACCGTTGCAACTCTCGGCTTTTGTTTTATCGCGTTAATGCCTTTGTATTTAATGCTTAAGTTGCAATCAAACCAGTCTCACGCAAACGAGCCAACGCGGCCTCTAACTTTGCCTCTAGTTCAACGCAGTACTCAAGCAACTCTGCATTAGTAGGACTAGCAGCGTTTGAAATAGTAACCGAACCATTAGGAGTAGGAAGCGAACCACTAGAAGCCGTAACCGTTAAATCAGCAACCGCGGCGGGTTGATCTACTGGGGTTGTATTCCAAAAACCTATTTTTTGACCTGTTGCAGTTCCAATCTTTGTACCCGTACTTGTATTAGTTGCAATGTTTACAGCATCGCCAACGGTTAATAAGTTTGCATCAATAGAAAATTGAGTTGTTAATGTTCCCGCGTCCATTACTTTGAAATTTATTTGCCCGTCTTCTGTCCCGTCACTTGCATCTATTATTTTTGATTCAATCGCGGAATAATCTATTTGCTCCGGTGTTCCCGCGTCGTTCTTACCCCTGCAAAAGATAGTTGAAAGAATGTCATTATCTTGACCGGCCCCAGACGCGCCCCTCCTAGAAAATAAAGTTATATCAGCCGTTGAACCTGCATCGTTAGCACTACATTCAACCCATAAAGCCGTACCAGCTCCCGCCACTGTTATATGAACAGGGTACAAAGGAACAGTTTCACCAAAGCCTACTTTATCCGCTGATAATCTGATTCTTGAGGCAAGTGTTCCACTAGCTGACGACATCAAATCAAGAATCCCATCCTCTCCGCCATTAGTTACGGTTTTAATTGATGCGGCGATTGATGCGTAGTCGTGAGCGTTATCGCCTGAATCTTCACCTCTATAAACAAGGTTTCCTAAATTATCAGCATTAGCAGGGCTAGCAGAATTTCTATATAGAACAAGGTCGGGGGCTGTATCTGCCCCGGCGTCGCTATTTTCTAAAATAATCTGATCAGTTGTATCAGTGCTAAATAAATGAAGTTGAGCCGCCGGAGTACCCGCGCCTAGTTGTAACCCGCTTGATTGAAACGAACCGACTAGCGTTTGATTGATAGAAA